GGGGGTTAAAATGCCTTTTTTATCATTTCCGACTGTGTTTCCCGAAGGATCGATTCAAACAATTATTTCGTTCCTTCGTGGACAAGGTACTGATAAGTGGGCAGCTATGGAAGCGGCCTACGAATTAGCCGGATTTGCACTCGGTCAATTGCGGCACCCATCGATGCGAGGCAAGCCCAGACGTGGTGGTCCTATGCCTTCCGATGCTGATGTTGCCAATGAACTTGAAGGCTTGATGCAACGTGTGCATCACATGCAGACCAAATCGCCGGGCAAAGTTATGACTACTAAGCCTGGTGAGGCTGACAAGCCAGAATCTATTGATGTTGTCAAGACGACTTTTCCGGTCGAATTGCCCGATTGGACTGCTCAGTTTGCTGTTAATTTCATGGGCCGCAATATGTGATCATTAATCAAAATCAGGAGACGAATGATGCCTGAAGAAATCGTTGAATTGCCCGTTGGTAAAACAACCAACGACAATGCTTTGCCAGCGGACGTATCAATTGCCAGGAAACAGGTTGCTCGGGCTGCCAAGCCTACGAGGGCTGATGCACCTGAGGCTGAAGATCCTCCGACGATTTACGAGTCTGAGGATGTTTCTGATGATCAGCGTCCAGAAAATCTGGCTCGTGCCCAAAGTCAGCATTACGCTGATAAGATGAAAGAGGCTAAAGACGCCTTGCAAGCGTCTGAGGAAGAGATTAATAGGCTCCATGAGGCCGATGCAGATGCTAAGCAGCGTATGCGAACGGGCGAAGATCGTCCTAAGGTAATGGTTTCTGCACAAAAAGCATTAGAGATTGAGAATCAAATTAAAAAAGAAGTTAATCAATATTTCACACCTGAACATCGCTTCTTGCCCGCCAAGCAAGATGGTGCTGTTATTGGTTCTCGTAGTGGTAATCCACTTGAGAATGCTGCTGAGGATTTGCTAGGTGACAAGGTTCATGATATTCTCCCCGATGGCTCTATCGTTTTGAAGGTTCAAACTGCCGACAAAACGCGGGCCGTCGCCGTGTTAGGCGAGAATTTGGCCGACCCTGAGATTCTCAAGGTCAAGGTCAATTTGCGATTTCCAGCGATCAATCCCCATGTTGCTCAGCGAGAAATTGGCATTCAGGTAGATAAGAACGATCCAGCAGTCATGTATTTGCCGCCCGACAATGCAGCTATTGACGTTCTTCTTCCAATTGAATGTCTTGTCCATCTTGAACTCGTCCATATTGATCAGGATGGCAAGAGGGGTCATCCCTACGTTCTTGACTTCAATACTTCCAAGAAGTCTCCACTCCGGCCATTTGTACCGGCCGTAGTTGGGTATTCCATTCTTGAGGAAGTGCGAACTAAAATTCCAGCTGACATGGTTGATCGACACAAGCCGGTTATGATGGGTGTGCCGCCCAATCCGGTCGAAGATGATGCTTTCAAGAAGCACACAGAAGCTATGGACCATGCCTTCAATTTAGAGCAAGAGTATAAGCAAAGTCAAGAGAAGAAGGCCAAAGGCGAAGCCAAAGGCGATCAGGAATCAAAAGAAGAAGCTGAGCGATTCAAAAAATCAGATCCAGTAACAGGGCCGGGGCAGCAAGCATTGGCAAGGGCCGAAAAGGAGAGTAAGAAGTGATTGAGAAGAAACACGAGTTTGTATCTTCTCCGAACTCTCCTAATCGGTGTCAGGCTAGTTTGGGCAATGGGAGGCAATGTCCATGTGAGGCTGATCCTGGTATGACCATGTGTCCTCGACATGCTCAGCCAGAGATCAAAGCAAAGGAAGCCCAGCAGCTTCGCAACTATCGTCTTGAACGATATACTCAACGAGTAGGAGAACTATCAGACAGCGCACAAATTAAGTGTCTCAGGGAAGAAATCGCAATTTTGCGAATGTGCATGGAATCGATTCTTAATCAATGCAAAAGCGACACTGAGCTTGTTATATATTCTGGTCGCATTAGTGACATGGTAGTCAAGATTGAAAAATTGGTGAGCAGTTGTCAGCGACTAGAGTTGACAAGTGGAGAAGTATTTGACAAGGCGGCAGCAATGCAGTTAGCAACTAATATTGTAACTATCATTACTACGCATGTCAAAAATCCCGATATAGTGGCAGCTATTAGTAACGATATTCTCGCCCACCTACAAAATACAAATGCGTAGAGCAACCGTAATGTGTGTTATGGAAGTGGATATTGACAAATTGATTCAGAAATCAAAAGGAAAGGAGATTCAGGAACGAACACTCGTTGCTCTCGATGCAGAAAATATGGCTCGATCTAGACGTAGTGGATTTTCCAGGCAACGATACTTGTCTGCCAATCTCGCCCATCCACTACTTATAACAGAAAATAATATTGTGTTGGATGGCCGTCATCGTCTATGCAAGATGTTTGATCAAGGAATCAAAAAAGCTAGAGTAATTGTTATGTCAGACAAAGAAATTCGTCAGTGTGAAATTAAGACCAAAATAGTATAATGAAGCGAAACCCCAATGTTCGTTATGATTTGAAAAAAGTCTTTGCTGAGACTATAGCGGCAGGTCTGCGAAGAAATAGCTTTACGTCTTGCAGTCGATGGTCGATGCAATGTCGAATGGTTGAAAGTGCGACATACAAGGGGCCTTGGAGTTTTAAATATTACCCTTGGACAAAGGAGATGCATGATACGGATTGTGACTTTGTTGTAGGCCAAAAGGCCGCTCAGATGGGTTATACTGAATATGCATTAAATCGTGTATTGTTCAGTATTGATGTTAGAAAGATGGATGCAATGTATTTGCTTCCATCCAAGACACCAGATGCTTCAAACTTTTCATCTGGTCGATTTGACACAGCACTAGAATTGTCACCGTATTTGCAAAACTTGTTCACGAATGTTAAGAATGTAGCACACAAAAGAGCAGGTACTACTAACTTATATATTCGCGGGGCAAGAAGTAAGTCTGGCTTGAAGGCTGTGCCAGTTGGTATTTTGGTTCTTGATGAGCTTGAAGAGATGCCGCCGGGTAATATTCCGCTTGCATTTGAGCGGCAATCCGGGCAAATGAAAAAGCAAACAATTGCAATTTCTACACCAAGAGTTGACGGTCGAGGGATTAACTTATATTTTAATCGAAGCACTAAGGAACATTTTCATTTTCCTTGTCCGAAATGTGGTAAGTGGACGGAATTGATTTTTCCTGAATGCTTAATGATCACGGGCGAACATTTGGATGATCCTAATCTATCGAAGACACACTTGATTTGTAAAGAATGTAAGAATGTTCTTGATCATGAATCAAAATTTGAATGGTTAGCCAGTGGACGTTGGGTTCCGAGCCACACACAACGAGCGATGAGAGGGTTTTACATAAATCAGCTATATTCTCCTACGGTAACTCCGTATCAAATAGCTGAAATGTACATGAGGGCACAACAAAATCCAGCAGATGAGCAGGAATTCTATAATTCTAAGCTAGGTAAAACGCATGCGGTCGCGGGCGCAAGAGTTACGGATGAACAGATTAATGCCTGTATCAAAGGGTATATACTTGGAACGCGACCAGCAGGCAGCACTATAGTTACGATGGGAGTTGATCAAGGTCGTCTTCTCCATTATCATGTTGATTCTTGGGTTGTAGGTGGTGGGGATCTTCAAGCCAGTTCGCGAGCGCGTTGTATTGATCGTGGTACTGTAGTTGATTTTGAACAACTTGACGACTTAATGAGGAAATGGTTTGTTAATGCATGTGTAATTGATGCTCAACCAGAACGACGTATGGCATCAGCATATGCACAACGATTTCCAGGCTTTGTTTGGCTTTGCTTTTATTCTAACACAGTGAGAGGAAAATCACTCAAAGTTACTAAAGACATGAGCGATGATATTGTCAGTGTTGATCGAACCTACTGGTTAGATACAGCATTGGGAAGATTCAAGAATCAAACAATTGCATTACCACAAGATATTGGTTTTACTTACAAGGATCATATAAAAGCTCCAATCAGAATTTATGAAACTGAAGCCGATGGGACAGTTATCGGTCGTTATGTAAAAGCGGATAAGGATCAAGATCATTATGCTCATGCGAGATGCTATTCGGAAATAGCATTGAACTTCGCTGTACAAAACTCGCTGGCCCATAATATCAAGAGTCCACGATAACCCGCGGAGCGGCATGATAACATGGACAAGGAACAACGGACAGTAATTTATATTGTACTGCTAGTTTGTTTCATTCACAATACGTGTGCTGCCCCAGCACCATTACCTAAGCCTAAGAAACATAAATTTGAACCTGGCATTTATACATTGGAGCATTCGCCACATGGTACACCCAATAAATTCATCTTTTATAAAGATGGAACTTGTATGTGGTGGGATAATTATGGTACTTGGCATGGTACTTGGATATTAGAAGATGGTTGGATTAAATTAACTTTTCAATTGCAAGGAGAATTTTTACCTCGTCGCTATTCTTTCTTACCTGTTAATTTTAAGTCTGGCATGATATAAGAGCCTACGGCCAATGGTAGAAAAAACGTTCAATATAAATGATCTTCAACACCCTATTTATAAGGTACTGTTACCTGATTGGAGAAAATATAGGCTTACATTTCGAGGTGGCACAGAGTTCATCGACGAATATTTGGAGCAATTTTCTAAGGGTGAAGATGACGATGATTTTACAGCCAGGAAGAAAATAACTTATTGTCCAGCATTTTCAAAAGCATCTGTTATAGAAGTTAAAAATTCTATTTACCAAAGAATGGTAGATATTACTAGACGTGGTGGTCCAAAATCTTATCAAGAGGCTTGTGTTGGTCGTCAAAATGGAGTAGACCTACTTAATAGTACCATGAACGTGTTCATGGGCACAGAAGTTCTACCAGAACTTTTGTCTATGGGCAAAGTAGGGATCTACATTGATATGCAACCTAGGAGGGGTGAAACAATAGCCGATAATGTGGGCATACGCCCATATGTCTACGTCTATAAAGCTGAACAAATACGATCATGGACTATTGATCAAAGATCAGAACCTAATCAGTATAAATCTGTTCTTTTGAAAGATACAATTTATATATATGACGAAGAGACAGGATTACCTGAAGGTGAAATGGAGATTTATAGATTCTTTTATAAGAAAGATGGGCAAGTATTTGTAAGGCTTTATAATAATAAGTCTAGAAAGGTTGATATTTATGGCAATATTTGGGAAGTATCAGAAGATATTCTACTTGAGAAGCTAACTCGTATTCCATTTATTTGTTTGGAAATGGAAGAAAGCCTATTAGTAGACATTGCCGATTATCAGATTGCATTATTGAATCTGGCGTCCTCCGATATGGCGTATGCTGTTGGTGCTAATTTCCCGTTTTACACAGAACAGTTTGATCCAAGATTACAATCGCCACACTTAAAAACGAATATTCAAGCTGGGCAAGAAGCATTAGATACAGATGCAGACTTGGCTACTAAAGCCCCGGCAGAAAACATAAATGTAGGGCCAACAAGTGGTCGTAAGTATCCTATTAATACAGAGCGACCAGCATTTATTCATCCGTCGCCGGAGCCTATGAAGGCTTCGATGGCTAAGCAAGAGCAATTGAAGCTAGAAATCAGATTACTAATCAATCTAGCTATCAGCAATATTCAGCCAAAAATGGCGTCTGCTGAATCTAAAGGAATGGATGAACGTACTCTAGAAAGTGGCCTATCGTATATAGGATTATTGCTTGAGGATGCAGAACGACAAATTGCAGTTATTTGGGCAGAATATGAAGGCGATAATTCAATTGCCACGATTAATTATCCAGAGCAATATGACTTACGAAGTGATGAAGATAGACGCAAAGAAGCAGCAGAATTGCGTAAGTTATTGGCAGAAATCCCGTCTGATAGATATCAGAGGGAAATTGCTAAGTATATTGCTAAAATAATGGTTGGTCCAAGAATTACATATGAAGATTTACAGAAAATTTATAAAGAAATTGATGCAGCCAAAATTGTCAATGTTAACCCGGAAAAGATTCTTGATCATGTTGAAGGTGGTCTATTAGATCCAGAAGCAGCTAGTAAGGCTCTGGGATATCCAGAAGGTTCTGTGGACAAAGCACAGAAATTCCAGGCTGAAAGACTAGCATTGATACAAAAAGCACAAACTCCACCCGGCACCAATGGGAACAATCCCGCCGCTCGTGGTAATCCTGATGCAAGCCCAATACCAGCAGCAGCGGCAGAATTAGAAAAAGAAGGGAAGGAAGGCCGTGGCCCAGCAAAAGAGTGATCCAAAAACTTTGTATCATGTAATGGAAGCGGATGCTGTTGACCCTAATTTTCCAAATCCGCCTCCACCGCCTCCACCGTGGCGACCGCCTGTAGCGACGGAGTTATTTACATTATGGATAATGACCGTCAAGGCTGATGGTATTACGTATGAGCCGGGTGTGAATATTACTGTAGAAGCTATGATTAGAAGTGGCACAAGCACTTTTACAGGAACTACGGATTCTGTAGGCTTGTTATATTATCCTGGTCCTGGAAGTGCAAATTCTGGGTATAAAGATCCAACTGAAGACATTGTTGTAGTTGCCAGGAAAGACGGATTGGAATTAGCCAAGTTTGCCACCAAGCAAGGGCCAGTTGGTAAGCTCATGATGTACAGTGTTAAATTCGTCATGGCTCCGCCTCCTATGCCGCCTGTAATTGAAGATTAATTATGTATGGTGATGCACCATATGGAGTTTTACCTTATGCTACGCTTGTGTCCGGTGCAGAAATTGTTGCAGCGGCCAACACGCTCACGTTCACACAAGACGCAAGCGTAGACATAGTATTTAATAGAAATGTCTCTCAAACATTAACATTTACTCAATCGGCAATTGTTGGAATATATGCAGATGCTTCAAATACATTAACATTTACACAAGATCCAGACTATCAATATGTTCATGTAAGGAATATTAATCAAACACTAACACTTAATCAAAGTGTTGATTGTGATAAGATTCTTAATCTTCCAGTATCTCAAACATTAACGTTTGATCAGGATGCAATAGGTGTCAATGTAATATTTGCAGATGCAGAAAATACATTAACATTTACACAAGATGCCACTGTTTCAACAGGTAAATATACAACTAGCAATCTAACATTTAATCAAGCAGGTACTTTTGAAGCTGTATTCAATCGAACAATTAATCAAGCGATAACATTTACTCAAGCAGCAACTACATTAGGTATCTATTATAGAAATCTTACTCATACTATTCCTTTTGTTCAACAGGCTATTGGATTAAGAATTATAACTAGAGATATTAATCAAACATTAACATTCACTCAATCAGCAATTAGATTCAAGCAAGCTAATGTTTCTCAAATATTGACATTTACGGGGACCGCAACAGTTATTAGAGTAAGAAATCAATCTATTAATCAAACATTAAATCTTACGCAATTAGTTACAAATAACAATATTATTGTTCGATCTGTTGTTGATACATTGATTTTTAATCAATATTATGAATCTGTGGTGCCTTTTAGTGATAAGGAAATTATACAAATTCCCCAGGCCCAAGTATCTGTTAAAAGAGCTAATGAACCTTGTGCAGTAATTTTACAAAGTGACAGCCAAGCAATCATTCTGCCGTGCCCTCAGCTTGGAGACAAAATAAGTAATGCGGCTGAGGTAGTAATTCGTAAGTCTATGAATAATAAGACTTACAGTTATGTAAAGAAATCAGATTCACAAAAATTGATTTATACTTGGTATTTGTCCAGACCTAAAAGCTTAGAACTCAGACAATTTCTTTTGAAGAATTCGTCCAAAGTATTGACTATGACGAATTGGAAAGCAGAAATTTGGAAAGTGCAAATATTAACTGGTCCGCCTAAATTAGTCCCTAAGCAAAGATGGGAACCTTGTGATCGAGAAAGAGTAGATATAACTCTTGAATTTGAAGGAGTTAGATTGATATGATCTACAAAGAGTACAAAGATTACATTAAGCACAAAGCACATTCTTTGCTTACACCAGGAGATATTGAAGGCCCATTCTATAAGCCTAATGCTCCTTTTCTAGAAAATGGAAGGATGGTAGATTACCCGACATTGATTCTCACTGGCAAAGTGATGAGTGTTGCGGGACAATTATTAACAAGTATTATTCTTGATTTCTGGCAAGCGAATATTCATGGAGAATATGATAATGCAGGATTTAATCTAAGAGGAAAAGTTGTTACAGATACAGAAGGTAGATATAGGTTAGAAACTGTCAGACCGGGTAATTACAAAATTGATGATGATGAACATAGATGTGCCCATATTCATGTAAAGATTACGGGATCAAAAATATTGACAACCCAATTGTATTTCAGTGACGACCCATACAATGTCACTGATCGTTGGTTTGATCCCAGACGTACTATCAAGATGGATGGAATGAACGGTACGTTTGATTTTACAATCGAGTAACCGCGTAGCGGACTATCGAGTAACACATGCAACCGTATATTGAAATAATTGAGGCTGAAGATTATTTCTTAACAAGGCTTAATTCTGATCCTTGGGATGATGCATCCGAGGCAGATAAGTATAAGGCATTATGTACAGCAACTAGGTTGATTGATAATCTTCATTTTGCTGGGATTAAGTTGATTAGTAATCAGGAGAGAGAATTTCCTCGTTACGGACAATCTGAAGTACCAGCCGATATAAAGGAAGCAACTTGCGAGTTGGCATTGAAGTTATTGGACAATGTTGACCCGAATTATGAAGTTGCAGCATTAGCGTCTTCAGATTATTCGTTTGCAAGTGTTCGTTCCAATAGTGACCGTTCCTTTGTTTTGGATCATATAAGAGCAGGCATACCGTCTGTAGAAGCTTGGAATAAGCTTCTAAAATATCTTGTAGATCCAGCAAGTATTAAAATCCGACGTATTTGACTCTTTGGCGGCAACGCCGAGACATGGGCAAATACCGGCAACCAACCGGGAGTTAATTATGCGAAGTGCTTTTTACAAAAATTTTCATTTCTCGAAGAGAAATGTATTTCGTCCCTATTACGAAGGTGAAGGCGAAGGTGGTGAAGGAGGGGCCGGCGGTGAAGGTGGTACTGGGGGTGGCGATGGTGGGGCTGGTGGTGCTGCTGGCGGCGGCGCTGGTGGCGGATCTGGTGCAAATGGTTCTGGAAAAAAACCAGAATTCACCAAAGAACAACAGGACCATATCAATAGAATAGTGGCCGAAGAACGTCGCAAGATGCAGGCGTCGAATGAAAAAACTATTAAGGATTTAGAGAAACTCAAAGCATCAGCTAGTACAACGCAAAAAGAGAAGCAAGAACTTCAAGCTCGTATTGATGAACTTCAAGCTCAATTCCTTTCTAAAGAGGAATTAGCGAAGAAGGAGATGGATAAGCAGAAGAAGGAGCATCAAACACAGCTTCAGACTGTAACACAGGAACGTGATGATTGGAGAAATCGTTATCATACAATGAGCATCGATCATGCTTTATTCGAGGCAGCTCGTAAGCATGAAGTCTATAATGACGAGCAAGTTGTAACTATATTACGACCGAAAGCTCGTCTTGTTGAAGAAGATAAAGATGGTACTAAAGAATTTGCCGTCAGGATTTCATTTGATGATATAGATGGTGAAGGTAAGCCTATTAAGATGGATTTAAATCCAATTGAATGTGTTAAGAGAATGAAGGATATACCTGAAAGATTTGGTAATCTTTTCAAGTCTGGAGTTGCCGGTGGATTAGGTGGCAATGGTAGCACTGTTGGAAGGCAAGGAAAGCCTGATTATAAGAACATGACAGCAGAACAGTATAAAGAGCATCGTAAGAAATTGGGATTGGCATAACCTTACCGCCGGATGTCGGGTATTACATCCAAATCTTACCAGCCTAGCTGGGTTTTACCTCGAAAGAGGGAGGAAAGATTCATGAATCAATTTGTACCGGAGTTCCTCTATGTTCGGCAAAGTCTTTGGAAAGAGCAGCACGTTCCGTCCTTACTACGAGAATGATGTTGATGTCTTCATCCCAGAATTATGGGCTGCTGAAGGCTTGACTCTTCTTGTTGAAAACATGATCGCAGGTTCTTTGGTGTATCGCGATTTCGAGGATACACTTCAGAACTATGGCGATGTTGTCAATGTTCGTAAGCCTGGTGAGTTCACCGCCAAGCGGAAGACGAATGCTGATAATGTCGTCATTCAGGATGTGTCGGCCACTTCTATTCAAGTGCCGCTCAATCAGCATATCCACACTTCGTTCCTTATCCGAGATGGTGAGGAATCGAAGTCCTTCCGTTCTTTGGTCGATGAATTCCTTAAGCCAGCAATTGTTGCTCAAGCTCGATTCATTGATATGGTCGTGCTTGGACAATATCCTCATTTCTTCGGCAACAGTGCTGGCTTCATGGGCAACCTGACTGCCAATAATGCCAAGACCAGCCTTCTGTCGCTACGTCAGGTTTTAAATCAGGCCAAAGCGCCGGTTACGGATCGGAATTTGATTCTTAATCCGATTTCCGAAACTACTTTGCTTGGTCTGGATCTATTCCTCCAAGCCAACACGGTTGGCGATCAGGGTCAGGCATTGGCGGAAGCTTCGCTGGGCAGGAAGCTCGGCTTCAATATGTACATGGATCAGAATATGCCCGTTATCACGGCGAATGTCAACACGCCGGCTAACGGTGCTATCAACCTGGCTGCTGGATATAACCCTGGAACTAAGACTTTCACAGTCGATGGTTTCACTGGTGCTGTTACTACTGGCGGGTATATCCAGATTGCAGGTGATTGGACTCCGCTTCGTATTACGGCTCATACCGAAACTCTCGGTGCGACAACCAGCATTACCACTGCAACAGGCATCAAGACTGCTGTTGCGGATAATGCGGTTATCTATTACTTTGCTCCGGGCGCTGTTAACAATGCTTCTGGCTATGCTGCTGGCTATGCCAAAGAAATCACAGTTGACGGCTTTACCGTAGCACCGCAGGTTGGTCAAGTTGTTACTTTTGGCACAGGTGCTACTAGCACTGTCTATACCGTTATGGCGGTCAATGGGCTAGTTGGTATCACTCTGGATAGGCCATTAGTAGCGGCATTGGCTGACAATGATGTTGTAAATCTTGGTCCGGCTGGGGCATTCAACCTGGCTATCCATCGCAATGCGATTGCACTTGTTGTTCGTCCGTTGGCTAAGCCGCGGGCTGGCACAGGCGCATTGTCGGCAGTTGTCAATTGGAACAATTTATCCATGCGTGTCGTCATTACTTATGATGGCGAGAAACAGGGTCATCTTGTTACTGTTGACATGCTGGCTGGCATCGCAGTTCTGGATAATCGTCTCGGTGCTGTGTTCCTCGGATAAGCTGCTTGGGCGGGGACTCGCCCTCCCCGCCCTTATTTTGAGAATTCATCATGGCTGGACAATTTCAATTTGTACAGATGGCTCTGTATGAATTAAAGAAAATATATGGGGTCGAAGGTGACTTCTATGATGTTGTTGCCGTCGATCAAGATCCGGCCACTGGTGAAAAAACTGTAACTAAGAAGAAATATACAATAAGAAAGATTATTAGGCCAGGATCTACATTGCGTAGACAATTGGCGGCTGAAATGGGATTTAGACCCACAGCAAATCAGCCTACACCACCTGGCTTTGATGTTAATGAAACATCCCTAATAGTGGATGCCAAAGACTTACCAAAGGGACTTGTTGTAGAATCTCGGGATTATTTTATAATCAATAAGGAAAGATTCAATATTAAAAAGATATGGAAATTAGAGCATAATAAGGCTTACTTATTCACAGTGACAAGTGTTCAAGCTGGAGAAATTGAAGAGATTCATACTCCGCGACCGACTAAGCACATATTGAGATTTACGCAGGTTGCGGAGGCTACTCTATGAAGGAACATATAGATAGATGGCTCGTAGCTTCTACAAGTAAATTTATATGGGATAGACGATCAACACTTAAATTATATATCGAAGGTCAAGATCGTTCGGGCAATGAAGAAGATTATGTTCAAATGAGAATAAGTGGTCCGTACACTAATCAATATAGTCGTAAAGACTATTTAATGAGAGTTGAACTTAACTTTTTAATAAGCTCAATAATTAATGAAACTGATAATCATAAAATATTTAGAATGTGTGGATTAGTAGAAAAAGCGCTAGAGCCTGCTATTCCGGTCTATCGATATGGAAAGGATACAGGCGGGGTCGATACGGGCGCGTATATTGGATGTTTGCAACGAATCAAAGCGGGCGACCAAGAAGTGATTACTAATCACTGGGGCCAGGTGAGTCCTGACGTAAGGGTTCTTCAATCGACCATTGAAGCACACTATCAACTCGACGTTAGACTGGAGAATTAAGCATGGCTGTTATTGATCTCAAAAATGCAACTATTCGAGTAAAGGATGGGTACTCGAAAACTGGAGCGGTTAATAATGCCGCTGGATATACAGCAGGTCAAAGTACTATTGCAGTTGATGGATTTACTGGTACTGCCGTGGTAGGTGATTTTATTCGATTTGCTGGTGATAACACTTATTATGAAATTACAGCTAAAACAGACACACTCGGCGCTCTTACTCAGGTTACTATAAGTCCAGTTTTAGTTGAAGCCTTGATTGACAATCAAGTTGCAACTGTTGGACCGCATTTGGTTGAAGCCAAGCTTGGCGAAGGGAATCTGACTTATAGCGAAAAGCGCAAAATGGAATATGTGCTTGATCGCGGTAGGCTTGACACCGTTAAAGAGGGAGATCAAGAGCCTGTCGATGTTCGTATGGATTTCACATGGGAATTCCTACGAGCCGCAACAGCAGATCCGCCAACCCTTGAAGATGCTCTTAAGCAGCGAGGTAATGCATCTTCTTGGGTAAGTAGCTCGGCAGATCCTTGCGAACCTTATGCAGTCGATATTGAAATTGAGTATGCACCGCCTTGTGGTGGATATGATTGGGAAATCATTACACTTGCTGATTTTCGATGGGAAGACTTAGCACATGATTTGCGTGCTGGTCAAGTTTCGGTCACTGGCAAGTGCAATATTACTCAGGCGTCTGTGACCCGAGTTGCTGCCTAAAATATACATGAGAGCGAGTCTCGGCTGTGTGGCAGCAGCGTAACTCGTTGATCAGGGATCAGGAAGATCCCTGATCAATATTTCCAAGAGATCGTTATGAAAATCAAAGGTAAGAAGATTGAAGGGCCTAATCGAGATATTCTCGTTATTCCTCGGCCTGGTCGTGAAGATATAGTTTTCACGTTTGAAGCTGTTATGGATATGACTGTTTTTCAGAAAAAGTGTCCACCACCTAAGCCGCCAACTATAATGCGGCCTGGTGGTGTGAAAGATGTTTTATTGACTGATAAAAACTTTGTTAAAGCAACAGAAAAATATGCACAACAGAATACCAATTATCTTGTATTAATGTCGATAGCTGCTACCGAAGGATTAGAATGGGAAACAGTCGATTTAGATAATATAGATACATGGGATAATTGGAAGAAAGAATTAACTGATTCAGGATTTTCTGATGCAGAAATTGGTAGAATTATTAATAAGGTTGCTGAAATTAATGGAATGGATGAAAATAAATTGGAGGAGGCTAGAAAGCGTTTTTTAGCTACTCAGCAAGCTCCACAAAACGGACAAGACTCCCAACAGGACGAACAGAAGACTACGCCATCTGGAGAGCTTGCGAAAGATTCGGAATCAAACCACCAGGATTCTCCCACATCAACTGCTGGGAAGACGCGGTGATGTTTGAACAAGCTATGCTTATAGCCTATAATCAAATAAGAGATTATGAAGAAGGCGAAACACTGGAAAACTTACTCAAGATTTTATTCTAATGATGCGATTGAAGATTGAATATGATCTTCTTGAATTTGATGCAGATGCATATAAAAATGCAATTCTTGCGAAGATGAAACAAATTATGCGTGAAGCTGCCGCCAAATTTGCGGCGGCAGCTTTGCGTAGAATTCCCGTAAGAACAGGATTTGTAGCTGGTGCATTTGCTAACTTGGCAAATATAATGGGTAAAGATGCAGCATTTCATCCTCCAACATTAGCTATTCGTAGACAGATTAATAGATCATTGGCTCAAGAATATTACTATAGTAGCGGTGGCAAAACACTTAAATCCCCGGAATCTGGTCAAAAATTTGCCACACAACCAAGCGAGATTATTAGACGAGAAGGCAATATATTTAGATTTCGATTTAGAGTAGATATTAATTATTTTCAAATTCAAGATACGGGATCAGGTAATTCGCCTACTGCACCGTGGGGTGCTTTTGAAGCTGGAAGAGATGCCTTCTTAAGATATATGCGAGAACAGGGGTTGGTACAATTTCCTGAACTCAGCAAATTTATCAAGAAGCGACGGATAAAAGCGGGCTAGAATGGCGACAACTCCACAAGACATTGTAATCAGTTCAGACGCTACTAGCGCGATTGATGCTAGTAATAAGCTTAGAGATGCTCTCAAAGCTAGTGGAGCTGCGCTTGGTGATTTCACAGTTAAAACCGTAGAATTCAATTCTAGCGGTCAGCTTACTAAAGCTGTCATTCAGCAAACTAATGCTGAAGCACAAAAACTCACTCGCACTTATCAAGCTCAAGATGGAGCATTAAAGCTTCTTAATACCACTGTTGCTGAATCGGCTAAGCGACAGCAGGATCTTCTCAATCAACAAAAACTTACTGCTGCCGCATCGCAAGCACAGGCATTGACGCAGCAATTTGCACCTCTTGCTCAGACTGGTGCGAGTGCTATTCCGTCTGCCATGATTGAGCGATTACAACGCGCTCAACAAGCATTAGTTAAGACATTGGCTTTCAGTGGATTGCCACAAGCTGAAATTCAAAGAATAATTACGGATCTTAGTAATGGCATTGTCAAGGTCGAAACTGGGCCAGCCGCTCAGTTGCAGAGAGCCTTTGCGCGTGTATTAGATACTACACGACAGATTAATCAAACATTGGCTCAGACGGGGCAAGCTTCTGCTAGTCAGAAAGTTGCACAACAATTTGCTCAAACGGTTTCTGCACAAGTACCATTACAGGCTGGAGCAGCTCCTAGCCAAATAGCGGCCTATCAGGCAGCATTACAAAGATTACAACAGGTAGTCACAAGAAACAATCTTGATCTCACTCAACTAAATGCGATCTTTAATCAATTGCGGACTAGCCCTGCCGCAGCCGCAGCAGCGTTTGCAAGTCTAAGTCCTGCTATGCAACAAGCACAGCAAGCTATGACTCAGGTTATAGCTGCTGCTGGTGGAATAGGTCCGCCAATAAATAATGCAGATACTGCATTTAAAAGATTCTTCAATAATGCATTTATTGGTGCTGCTGGATTAGCCAAGCTTTTACAGACTCAGCTTTATCACAGAATCTTCGGGGCCTTAGTAACTAATATTCAGCAAGGTATTACTGAAGCTACGCAACTGCAAGTTAGACTTGCAGAAATTCAGACGATATCACAAGATACGCCACAAAGCTTTACAACATTATCTAATGCTGTACGTCGCTTGTCTGATGAGTTTGGTAGATCGCAATCTGATGTTGCAGCTGCTACTTATCAGACATTAAGCAATCAGGTTGCTAAAGGTAGTCAAGCTTTTGAATTTGTAGGCGAAGCTGCACGCTTTGCTCGTATTAGCGTGTCGTCTGTTAAGGATGCTGTTGATCTTGGATCATCGGCTATCAAATCCTTTGGACTATCGGCTGATCAAGCTAGGCCAGTATTTGATTCTTTCTTCAAGACTATTGAACTTGGCCGTGTAACTGCTCAAGACTTAGCCAATACATACGGTCGTGTTGGTCCAGCGGCAGCTGCGGCCGGAGTTTCGATTAATGAGCTTAATGCTTTAATCGCAACTGTTTCAGTCAAGGGTGTTACACCGTCTGAATCTATCACACAAGTATCTGCATTATTGTCGGCATTGACTAAGCCGTCTGATGCACTAAAGAAGTTATTTAATGAGATAGGTGTATCGTCGGGACAACAGGCTGTTTCTGTCTTAGGATTTCAGGGTGTACTTGAAATCTTATTCAGAACTCTTGATACTGGTCCTGAGAAGCTTGCCGAACTATTACCTAATATTCGAGCATTGCGTGCGGCATTTGGTTCTGCTGCTGATGGTGGTAGAGATTTTGCTCAAAACCTTGACGAAATAACAAGTAAAGCAACAACTCAAGCCGAAGAGGCTAAGAAACTTACTGATGCACCTATCGGTCGTCAGTTATTGGATAATTTTGAACGTATCAAGAATTTCTTTATTACTGATGTTGGTGGGGCTATTTTACCCAAGCTATTAGCTTTTTCTAATGGCTTAATACTTATTCAGCAGAATGCTGGTGGATTAGGACCAGCTATTGCAGGACTTGCAGCTTCTATAGCTGCGGCTATTGTTGTAGTCAAATTAGCTCCTGTTGCTATAGCGGCTTTTAGTGGTGGATTAGCAGGACTTAGAGTTAGCTTATTAGCTACTACCGCTGCTATGGGACCAGTAGGTGTTATTGCAGGAGCAGTAGCAGTAGCTATTGGTGTTCTTACTCAATCTTATTTCCAAGCGGCAGCTGCGGCAGAAAGATTTAATCAAGTACACGCGGAAACAACCTTACGCTTAACTAAGGAGGCTGAAGAAGCTGCCAAGAAACGAGTAGCAGCTAATAACGAAATTTTAGCATCTTTTAAGAAGTTAAGTGATGAAACATTCAGAGTACCTGCCATAGCAGGTAGTCAAGTTGCTCAGACATTAGCTCAAGAGCAAGAACTTCTTAAAGAAGCTAATAAAGCTACTACAGAACGCCTGAAGACAGAAATGGAATCTTTCTTCGGCGGTATGCGTAATAATATCAATAAGCTTAAGTCCGAAGTAACTAAAGGCGAGTCGGCTATTCGCCGTAGCCAAAAGGTTATTGAAGGATTTGCTGCGCGCTCTAGTGAGCGAGCGTTTGAAAAGAGTATTCAATTTGAGGCTGATCCCACTCGTCAGCTTCAATCGATTACTAATCGAATTAAGCAGCTTCAGAAAGAGATTAATACTTTATTTGCTAAGGGAGACGATGCCAGTCTAGAAGCTGCTCGTAAGAAGTCTGCCGACATTGAAAAGCTTATGGAACAGCGACTTGAAAAAGAAGTCGATATCCGTAAGCGAATGGTTGAACTTGGTAAGGCTCCAGGAGCCATTGAGACTCAGATTGATCCATTAACTGGATCAGCTGTTCAACGAATTTCTGTTAGAGATTTAGTTAATAAATTTCAACAAGA